TCTTGACGTTAATCGCATCCTCGTTACCCTTGAGCATGGCAATGATGCCCTTGTTACCGAGCTTCGATAGTGCGTCATTCGGGCTGGTGTGCATCGCGCTATCCAGCTTGGCATCCGTGCCAGTACCGCCGAGAGACTGAAACTGCGACTGTGCGAGCTGCGTTGCCTGCTTGTTAAATTCTTCCTGCGAGGCAATGGCCTTGGCGTCGAATAACTGACCAAAGGGGGAGTTAGCATTTGCGAAAGTCGCGGCGACCTGTTTCCAGTTCTGTCCGGGGCCGGAAGTGAACTTATCCAGTGCGCCTTCCAGGTTTCCAAGGAGCGCCTTGCGAGCCGGAACCTGATCGGCCATCTGCTGCAAGGAAACGCCTTGGCCGGCCGAAGCTGTGGCGTCTGTATTGGCCGCGCTTTCTGCACCCAAGGCAGGGCCGGAGGCAATGAAACCACCCGGACCAGCGCCAGCGCCGCCGCCAGAGCCGAGATAACCCGGCTGGTTGGTCTGCTGATTGAATACAGGGGTATTCGGCGGCAAGCCTTTCTGAACCACGCCGGCCATAGACGGACTGCCAAGCTGCGGGGTGCGAACAAGGTTAATCTGGTTGCCGCTATCAATTGCCGTTGGTGCCGGGCTGATCGCGTTCAAACGCTCCTGCGCGCTCATAAGCTGCATCTGGTTATGCTGGAGCCAGGGCCTAATCTGGCTTTCGTCAATCTTGCCGTCCGGCCCCTTGGGGAGCGTCGAATAGAACTGAACCGCTTCTGGCTGAGTTACTAGGCCGGATTGCATGGCATGAGAAATAGTCGCCACAACATCATTCGATGATGGATTTGGACTAGCCAGCAACGGGGCCATGTAATTGTTTATGGCGTCGATATGCTGCTGAGCAAGTTTGATTTTTGAGCTTTCGATGCCGATATTTCGGCTCTGCGCTTCCTGGGAGTTCTGGATCGCCTGCGGAAGACCTAGCGTGATATTCGCGCCATTCGGACCATTGATAAGGCCGGGGATTTTTGACGGGTCAAACTGGCCTGTCGCGGGGTCCACTGCGTCCTTGTAAATCTGGCTCAAGCCCAGCTTGGAATTGTATTCCTGCTGGAACAGCTTGTTTTGATTGGCTTGGCTCTGAATAGAGGTCAGCTTGCCCAGCGTGTCGAATGGGCTAGTGGGCTTCTGGTCGTAGCTGCTTACATCAACGGGCATAGATCAAAACTCCCCATTTCCGTTGCCTGTGTACCAACTAGCGGTTGGTGAAGCGGCCGGGTTATTGCTGCCCTGCTGGCCGTTAATCAGACCGTTATTCAGGCTATAGAGATAGCCACCGAGAGAGTTATTTGCGCCGCCAGTGATAGCAGCACCAGTCGCGTTCGCAGCCGCAGCCTGTGCGTTGCCAGCACCGATTGTGTTAGAGGCAATGCCCTGACCCGTAGTGGTGGCATAACCGCCAGTCCGTGCCGCAGCGTTCTCGCCAAGATTAGCCGAGTTCTGAAGCTGGTTCACATAGTTTCCGTAATTGGTATTTGCCAAGCCTGTAGCGTAGTTTGCAGCTCCCTTTAGTGCCCCGCCGCTATCGGCCAAGCCGCGCGCAGCATAACCGCTCTGTGTGGACTTCAAGCCCTGATCGCGGGTGAATTGATAGCCCGGAAGGCCCTCAAGCGTCTTTTGCATGGACGCGCTATCACCTCCGCCAACGCCCAACAGGTCATTGAGCGTGCTGTAGGCTTTAAGGCCGCCTTCATTGTATGGCGAAAGGTCTGCGCGAGTCTGATTATATAAATCCCGCTGCGTCTGATTTGCCTGATTGGCCGCAGCGGTTTGGGCGTTCGCCGCCTTAGAAGCGGAAGACGTTGTAGCAACGGCACCCACAACGGCAGTTCCGACGATGGCAGCAGCTACCACGTTAATCCCCGATCCAGGATGAGAAATATTCTTCGGTCTTGTTCATTCCAATTCCCTGAAGAAACCATGCGATTTCCTTGTGATTTTTCGAGCCGGCGTACCAGAGCTTTACCCCACGCCGCTTGGCTTCCGCCTTGACACATTCCGCAAGCCTGAAGCCACCTAAACCGCCGCGCTGATCTGGATGAACCCAAAGAATGTCCATCGTCATGGTCAGCGTCGATTTGTAGTGCAGGCCGGGGGCTACGAAATTCATCCAGTAGCCGACCAATTCGCCATTATGGCGCAAGGTGGCTAGGAGCGTTTCCCCCCGCGCCTCACGGGCAAAATAGACCTCATAATTTGGGTCTAGCGGCATCTTGTCTTTGTAAACCGCCAATTCTTCCCAATGCTTTTCCAGCAATGGCTTGGCAACGTCGATAACGTCCGAAAATGCTTCGATCTGAGCCGTCAGCATGAGCGAATGTCCGCGATAATCACTAGCCGGTCATCCGTGCCGTTATTAACCACAGAGTGTTCCTTGCTGTTGTCTATCCGCCAGACTTCGCCGCGCTTGAAGTTCACGGTTTCATCTTCAATCGTAAAAAGCGTACCGGGAAAGCTCTGAAGCACAATCTGGTATCGCGTGTAGAAATCAACCGGCGCACCGTGGTCTTCATGGGGTGGGATTTTCTTACCGGGTGGAAGTTTGGTAATTATCACCCGGCCCAACTGGACACCTTCAACCCGGCGCATGAGGTCAAAAATCACCGGCCTAACCTGGGGCAATTCCCGCCACGCATTATATGGCATCGTCTGAATGTCGTTTACTACAGCCGTTTCATCTTCCGGGATTTCATTGAACCAGAGCCATATGTCGCTGGTTTCCTGATGCGGGGACGCTGGGTGCGTAGTTCGAAGCGAGTTTTCATCCCAAAGTTCCGGCTTTGATTGGATGGCGTTCAGGATAGGAAGAACATCAACACCTTCGGCAATCCGCAGGAAGTTCTTCATAGTTTAATTATCCAATTAACGACTGCGTATCCATTTCCAGTGCCGCCCGTAAGTGGAATATTTCCGCTGCGGCTGGCGAATATCAAAGACCCAGCCCCCACTAGAAACCGATCCGTCAGAGGTGGAAGGTTGAAAGTTGTTGAACCATCACCCGCCCCCCAAAATGTTCCGATCACTGAAAACAAGGCGCCGTAGTCAATCCGGTTTACTGCTGATCCGTCGCACAGTATCCAGCCTGACGGTATTGCGGTAGTCGGACCTCCGAATGCCAGCATTGAACCAGTAGGTGCGCTGGTGCCGCCCTGTGCCGTTCCTGACCTGATCCAGATAGACATGGCCCAGCGCAGCCATGTCGGAGTCCAGGTATAGTTAAGGTCGGGATTTACAACGGGCGCCCCGTTCTGCGGAAAGCCCTGAAGCGGATTGCCGGGACTGCTCAAGACGCTGCCTTGATGACTTCAAGATAGGCACCCTGAAGGGCCGTTTTCATGGGGGCGGACCAGCTCGCCTCATAAACGCGGTCACGGGCAAGACCTAGGCGATTGAACTGGATTGATGTCAGGTATTCGCCAGTCGCGCCTAGAGATTGTAGCACGGCCTCGCCATAAGACCGGCCGGCATTGTCGGACCAGCGGAGGGAAACCTCGTATTGATCGTCTGTTGAGGTGTCCATCTGATCGCCCACCTCCATAGCAAGGATCAGGTTCTTATGGATCACGCGGTCATTTTCTTCCGCGATATGCGGGAATGACCGGATACGAACGATGGGATCGCCGTCATCAAGGTACAGATCGAGGTTGAGGCCATAGAGATTGCCGTTTTCAAAGTCCCCAACAATCAATTGATTATTGAATGGCGCAAAGCAGTTCGCGCGCCAGCGGTTCAGATTGCCGTCCGTGTCAGACCATGCCCGCTTGTGCCATTGAGAATAGGAAACATCATAGACCCAAGTAACATTGTCGCCCGGAAAGGTCAGGACATAGAAAATATGCCCCTCCTGCAAGTAGGTGAACCCAAGCGCGCCAGCTTTATCTGAATAGGTGGCGATCTCACGCTCAATGGGGTGGGTAGAAATACGCTTTACCCGGTACTGCGCGCCTTCAAAGACGATGGAATTACCCGCCACATCCTGGCCCAGCCAATACAAGGCCAAATCATAGCGGGCGATTGACCCAACTGCCTGACAGCCATGTTCTATAAAGGCGCCTGGCATGGCCTGGAATGCGAAATCAGCGGCACCGGCATCAAACCAGACCTCAGAGGTATCCTCCCCGATAAGCCATAGCTCACGGTGCATGACGGCTACAGATACCAGATTGTCGTTGCCGCCATTCTTGCCGGCGATGTCCAGCGGATCAAACCCCGTCCCGCCCGTCAGCATCGCGTAGGTCGCATTGCTATAGGTAAAGAAAAACTGGTTCGTGTCCTTGCGGTTGAAAATCAAATAGGTATCGAGATAGTCCACTTTGTTGGTGGCAAAGAAATTGGTACCGGACATATTCCCGAAGGAATTATCCGAGAGGTTTATGACCCTTGCATTAGGGGTCCCGTCCACAATCACGCAAGCTAGCGTGTTATCCTTGATGGAAACAAACCCTGTTGAAGTCGTTAGCGTTCCTAGCAGGGTCCAGACATAGGCTGTGGAAACTGTATAAACATTGGCCCCGACAACCACATAGAAATTGCCGTTTGAGGCTGTGTAAGTCGCCCGAACCGGCCCTGTGACCGTGGCCGTAGTCAGATATTCCAGCGCCGGGGTGGGATAGAGCGTAAACGGGAACGGGCTATCGTCTGGGTTTTTCTCCATATAGAGGTTAACGCACTTCTGCGCGTCCGCAATAATGGACCGGGCTTCGTATGCTCCGATGACCAGAGGAACCTTCACGCTGCTATACTCATCACTGCTTGGCGGGCACACTCAATCATCGCGTCGCCATGTATCTTGATGCCAATGTCGAAGTATTCCGCGAGTTGGAAAAACTGCTCGGCGCCCTTGGCCTCTGCTGCCCATGTCCGGGTCGTTGCGAATGTCCTGCCGCCTATGACTTCGCCGTTTTCGACTTTGCCGCCATAGTTCAGGTGCAGAGTATCAACCCCGGACCAGTCTGCATTATGGCCGGCATGGTTTTTCCCATCCATAAAGCACCCATCCCAGCCCCAATAGTCAAAATCCGTGAAGCCTAGACGGTGCATGAGCCAGCTTGCCGAGATTGTTACCGATGAGGCCAAGGCGATGCGCTGGCGGCCTTCGGCGGGATGGTCCAGGAGATGCCACAACCGAACATCGCGGTCCTTGAGCTTCTCAAATACGGCTGGGTGGCATTTGGAGGCGACAAAGTAAACGGTATCAAGCGGCGGATTATCCGGCAGCAAACTCGCAACATATTCCTGGGGATCGCAGGCCGCCCAATAGGTTGGGGCTAAGCCCTGTTCCAGAAACAAGCCAAGCGCACCGTTTAGAGCCAGCGTAGGCCCTAACATCGCGCGAAGGTCGGCCTGCCTGGCAGTTGGGCCATTGGCTATGACCGTGACGCGCCGCCTCTGTGTGGCTTCCGGTAGCCCCAAGTTTAGGCTTTTCGCTATCTGCTGGCGGCAGATTTCGTCTGAAACAGGAAGAATAAAGTCGAACCCGACAATTTCCGTGCCGGGCTCGATTTCTTCACGAGCCACGCAACACGATCCACTTGGTCGTGTTCACGGCAACATACTTGTTGACCTTGTTCACAGCCAGAACGGTATCGGTGGCATTGGTGGCAGCAGCGCCAATCTTGCCATTCGTGGCCGGATAGACCTTGGTGGCAAAGGTTGCGCCATAGTTGCCAACTTCAACCTCAAGGCCGGTCACAGCCGTGGGAAGACGGACGCCCTTGCTGGAGGCGGTGGCAGTCGTCACCAAAGCCTTACGGCTTGTGATAGCCGTGGCGCCACCCTGCGTTGAACCGGCCGAAGCAATAAACTGCGGCGTAACAGTAAGCGTGCCGGCCAGCGTTTCAGAGGTAGAGGCGCTGAAGGTCGTCGCCGTGACCGCACCCGGCGTACCATTTCCGGTCAGGTTATTGATCTGGGTAACGAGGGCGTTAAGCGCCTCGCCAGTGACAAGGCGAAAGCCCTGCAAGAAATTAGGAATTGCGGCCATGTTAGGTTCCTTCAGGGTCGGGAGGGTGAATTAGCGCAGCACAGACCCGCAAACGCGGCGCTAATAAACGGTATCGCTATAGACGTTATAGAGGCCGCCACGATTTAGCCCGACAGGCATACGCAGGCGGGGGATTTGGGCGTTCATATTCCTGATTGTACTCAAGCTGTCAGTAGCGAGCGCGACCAAGGACGGGTCAGGGGGTAGCTGGTACATCGGCCGGACCCGGCAACCGAGATTATACCGCAGCGCACCGAAATACTGGCTGGGAAGATTGATCGTATCCGCAAGGTTAGCGAACTGCGCGATCTGCGCCTTGACCAGAATGTGCAGCTCATACTGAGTGGCTGAAATCACCGGCCACGGGTACACAATGCCCAGAGGGAACGCAGCGTCATAATAAATATACTGCGGGATGGTCGAAAGCTGCTTGAGGCCAATCCGGTTGTAATCCTCTCGGCTTTCCAGGATCGCCAGCGGGTAATCAATCTTGTTAGGCGATGATGCGGTGATTAGCTGCCGGAAAAAGCAACCATCCTCTAGCCTGTCCGGGCGCTGCATGGTGCCGGTGTCAATGTCACCGCCCGGTCCCACGGTATAGCTTTGGGCGCCTGTGGACACCTTGGAAAGATCAAGGAGGTGATAGATAAGCCACCGCTTCGATGCCCACTCTCCAATAAGCATATTGAGCGTGTCGAAACAGTCGTTCGTATCTTCCGCCGAAGCAGTCTGCCCCACGCCGAGAACCCCGGTATCCTTCAGGACAAGGCGGATAATGTCAGCGGGGGTTGTGACGGTCACAGGTCAGCCGTTTCCCGTTCGATGGTGGCGCGGAGGCGGTCAGTCTTCCAGCGAGCATCGACCTTGATATTCTTTTCCTTGGCGATCTGAAGCAGGATTTCCCGCTCGTCATTCACGCCAGAAAGGATCGCAGCGGGGGTCGGCGTTGGAGCCTCATCAGCAGCAGGCTTGGGATCGGGAACGGCCTCTTTCTTCTCAAGGGCCGCAAAGTAAGCCGCTTCTTCTTCGGCATCATTCACCAGATGACCATTCTTGGTGCTGGCGGGGTCAGGATAAACCCACTTCGGAAACTCCACAAAGCCGGCAGGACCATCAGGCAGTTTGATGTGTGCATAATGGAAATTGGTGATCTTCAGGCCGGGTGCGCTCAAGCGTGTCTCCTAAGATATGAGGCCATTGCCTCTAGTAATTCGGGGTTATCGTCTGTCCTGCCGAGAGTGGCATTGCAGCGCCAGCAAAGTAACGCCCGAAGGGTATTCTTCGCGTGGCAATGATCTACGGCTAGGCGCTTTACCTTACCAGTAGATTTGTGGATTGCAGTTTCAGGCTTCCGGCAAATAGCGCACTTATGGTCCTGCGCCCTATC